GTATGTGAAGTTCAGGGTTGATGCTAATGATACTGGTTCTGAAAGGACAATAACTCTTATATTCACCAAGTGTGATAACACAACTGTTACTGCAACTATTACACAAGCTCATTACTACTCAAGATGGGTGTATGAGGGAAGCCAGTGTAATGGTGAGGAATGGTGCGCACTGGATAGGATGTATTCTGGTGAAACAAGTGATAACATCAATACACCAACCAATGTTACAAGGTATAGGGATTGTATAGCTTCAAGTACATGTACGACTCCTATATATAAGTGGGAGAATATGGATGCAACAACAGATTTCTATTGCAATGATTGTCCAGCACAGTACAAATGGGAGAATATGGACCCAGCTACTGACTACTATTGTAATAACTGTGAGATTGTGCCACAATACAGGTGGATTAATCTTGATGTAAGCACTTATTACTATTGCAGTGGTACAACAAAGTATTATAAGCAGCAACAGCAGATTTCAACCGATAACGGTACAACCTGGGAGAATGTAAGTCCAGCACAGTACAGGATGGGAGCAAGCGCACAGACACAATCTAGTGACTGTGGCTATATACCTACCATACTGTACAAATGGGAGAACATGAATCCAAGCACTGATTATTACTGTGTTGATTGTCCTCCAGCACTTTATGAATGGAGAAGGATTACACCAGTGGCTGGTGATGATTCAACATTCGTCTGTGATACCTGTTGTGTCAGTCAGTACAGATGGGTTGACCTTGATGCAAGCACTGACTACTATTGCAGTGGAACAACCAAGTATTACAAGCAGCAGAAGCAGGTATCAACTAACTGTGGAGAAACTTGGAATTGGGTAAGTCCAGCAGAATATCAATGGGGAGCAAGCGCACAGGCACAATCAACCGATTGTGGATATGTTCCACCAACACCAACTGGAACAAAGTTCAAAGCTACTTACACTGATGGTAAGACTGGCTCAGCAGAATGTACCAGTAAAACAGTTCTAAGTAACAATGAATTAGTAGATAGCGAGGGCTATCTGCGTAGTAGAGACGTACTTAATATTCAGGTTGGTGATTGTGTTACAAGTCTTGGTGATGGTCTATTCCAATATTGCTATCATCTTACTGGAGCAACTCTAGGTAGTGGTCTTACAAGTATTAGAGCTCACGCTTTCAGTATGTGTACTAGGCTTACAAGAGTAAACAGTAACGTGAATGGAGAGTGCAATATTCCAAGTGGTGTTACATGGATTGGCGGTTATTCTTTCGAAAATTGTAGTGGTCTTACAAGTATAAACATTCCAAATACTGTTACAAGTATTGATGATGGCGTTTTCTATGATTGTATTAACCTTACAAGTATAGATATACCTGATAGTATTACAAGTATTGGTGGTGCTGCTTTTAGATATTGTAGTAGTCTTACAAGTTTACATATATCAAGTGGTCTTACAAGCATTAGTTCTTATGCTTTCGCTAGTTGCCATAGCCTTACAAGTATAGATATACCTGATAGTGTCACAAGTATTGGTCGTAACGCTTTCGATTGGTGTTATAGTCTTACAAGTGTAACTATAGGTAGTGGTGTTACTACTATTGGTGAATGGGCTTTCCAAGATTGTACTGGTCTTACAAGTATAGATATACCTGATAGTGTCACAAGTATTGGTGAAGTTGCTTTCAGTAGTTGTAGTGGTCTTACAACTTGTACAATAGGAAGTGGTGTTACAAGTATTGGTAGTAATGCTTTCTATAATTGTAATAGTCTTACAAGTATAGTTATACCAGATAGCGTTACAAGTATTGGTAGTTGGGCTTTCGGTGGTTGTCGTAGTCTTACAAGTATAGTTATACCAAGTGGTGTTACAAGTATTGGTGGTAGTGCTTTTAGATATTGTAGTGGTCTTACAAGTTGCACAATCAATGCTCAACAGCCTCCAACTTTAAGTGGAACTAACGCATTCGATAGCACCAATAATTGTCCAATATATGTACCTTGTAATAGTATTAATTTATACAAGGAAGCAAGTGGCTGGAGCACATATGCTTCAAGAATACAACCAATAACATAATAAGTAGAAAAAATTAATAATATATGGCAACATATTGCAAATATTATAAAGAAGAAGAATACAGAAGCCTTGATGGTGGAATAACTTGGACAGCAATGGGAGTATACAGAAAGGGGGATTTGCTTGAATATGATTCCCCTGACTGTACACCAACACCAACTGGAGGTACAAAGTTCAAAGCCACATACACTGGTGGAACAACCTATTCAGCAGCATGTGATGGTGATACCACACTTACATCAGGAAATACAAGACCATCTGGTTATGTTTATTCTGCAATGACAACTGCGCAAATAGGTCCATGTGTTACAAGTATTGGCGATTGGGCTTTCCTTGGGTGTGATAGTCTTACAAGTATAACTATTCCAAATAGCGTTACAAGCATTGGTGAAAGAGCTTTCGCCACTTGTTATAGTCTTACAAGTGTAACAATCCCAGATAGTGTTACAAGTATTGGTGATAACGCTTTCCATGTTTGTAGTGGTCTTACAAGTATAACGATTCCAGACAGTGTTACAAGTATTGGTATGAATGCTTTCGGTGATTGTTATAAACTTAAAAGTGCCACTATAGGTAAAGGCGTTACAAACATTCGTTCTTATACTTTCAGATATTGTACTAGTCTTACAAGTGTTACAATCGGTAGTGGTGTTACTAGTATTGGTGGTTATGCTTTCGAAGGTTGTAGAAGCCTTAGAAGTATAGACATACCAAGCGGTGTTACAAGTATTGGTGCTAGTGCTTTCTATCGTTGTAGTGGACTTACAAGTGTAACAGTTGAAGTGACAACACCTCCAACATTGGGTAATAATGCATTTTATAACACTAACAACTGTTCAATCTATGTACCATGCGCAAGTGTTGACACATATAAGGCAGCAACAAACTGGTCTACATATGCTGATAGAATCCAAGGCATTCCACCTTGTGGTGAACCAACACCAACATTTGACGGAAAGTTCAAAGCCACATACAATGATGGAAGAACCTATTCAGCAGCTTGTGATGGTGATACCACACTTACAACAGGAAATACCAAACCATCTGGTTATTATGATTCTGCTATGGTCAGTGCGGAAATTGGTGATTGTGTAACGAGTCTTGGCGAAAATACTTTCTATAATTGTAATAGTCTTTCAAGTGTAAATATACCTGATAGTGTGACAAGTATTGGTAATGGCGCTTTCCTTCAATGCCATAGCCTTTCAAGTGTAACTATACCTGATAGTGTTACAAATATTGAAAGTTTTGCTTTCCGTGTGTGTTATAGTCTTACAAGTATAACAATACCTGATAATGTTACAAGTATTGAGGATTATGTTTTCGCCAATTGTAGTGGACTTACAAGTGTGAATATCCCAAGTGGCGTTACAAGTATTGGTAATAGTGCTTTTAGATATTGTAGTGGTCTTGCAAGTGTAACTGTTAACGCAGCAACACCACCAACATTATCAAGTGTCAATGCGTTTAGTAACACTCCAATAGCTAGTGGTACTGGCTATATACATGTTCCAGCAGAATCAGTTGATGCGTATAAGCAGGCAAGGGGCTGGAGCACATATGCAAATCAGATTCAACCAATAACATAATAAATAAAAAAAATTAACAACATGGCAAACAAATGTAAATATTACAAGCAGAAACAGCTTGTTTCATACGATGGTGGAACAACCTGGAGTGAAACTGGTCAGTATCGTCAAGGAGACCTCATAGAATACCAGTCATCTGACTGTCCAGAATAAATATGTTTATTTAAATTAGATTATTATGAGTTGTAATTGTGAAGGAAAAACGATAAACATTGGCATGGGTTGCTGCACACCAGTTCTTGCACCAATTGAGAACTACTATACCAAGTACCAAGTTGACAAGCTGATTGAAAGTGCAACAACAAGTGGATGTTGCATTACTCCAGAAGAGGTTGATGAGAAAATTGCATCAGCCAAGACTGAGATTGAGAATGAAATACCATCATTAAGTGGCTATGCAACTGAACAATGGGTTGAGGATAAACACTATATTACTGGTGTTGACCTATCAAACTATGCTCTTAAGTCAGAGATACCTACTGTGCCTACAAGTAACACGGCATTCACCAATGATGCTGGCTATCTTACTGAACATCAGAGTCTTAGCGGATATGCTACAGAGGCTTTTGTCAGTGCTTATACCTATGACAAAGAAACCATAGATGAAAAGGTTGCTGGTGGTGGAACATTTGACCCTACCCAGTACTATAACAAGACCGCTACTGATGCATTGCTTAATGAGAAATTGGATGCAACAGCATACACACCAACTGACTTATCAAATTACTACAACAAGACTGAGACAAACAACCAGATATCTAGTGCTACTGCTGATATGGCAACTCAGACTTGGGTAACCAACCAGCATTACATAACGGGAGTTGACCTTTCAAACTATGCTACAAAGGCAGAGATACCAGTTGTTCCTACCAGCAATACTGCATTCACCAATGATGCTGGGTACTTGACAGAACATCAGTCTTTGTCGGCTTATTCAACCACAAGTGAGGTTAATACATTGATTAACCAGAGTGTAAGTGGGAAGGTAGATACAAACACATATACAGCATACACGGCTACCACACAGACAACGATTAGCAGCAAGGCTGACAGTTCAACATTGAACAATTATCTCTTGAAGAGCAAGATTTGGTGTGGCACTCAGTTAGAGTATGACAGCATTCAGAATAAGGATTCAGAAACACTTTATCTAATACATGAGTAAGATTGTTTTTTGCAACGAGGATATAACAGACATTAAGTACAGTGGGTTCACCATAAGCAAAGTTTATGCTTGTGGTGGACAACTTGTGTATGAGAAAAACCAGCCTACACCTTGTCAGACATCGTCTCTTCCAACACCGTTTGTCTTGAATTACAATTCAAAGATTTATGATAATTCAACCCACACAATACCAATGACAAGTGGGCAGACAAACAATATTGACTGTGTTCTAACTGGTGATGTTCAGAACGTTGTTGCATACCAAGACCATATTAGTCTGGCAAATACAACCAATGTAAAGGCATTGGTTAGTGGTGACGGAATATTTAACAACCATTGCTGTCTAACGATTGTGGCAAAGGCTGTTAATCCTTCATCAACAATTGGAAGTGACCTTCTTGTTAACAGAACAAAAAGTGGCTATAACTGGATGTTCAGATGGACAAAAGACAAGGTTATGTTTCACGGAACAGAACAGATTAATGGTGTTGCTGTATCTTCTTCAGAACCAAACATAGTATCAGTTACTGCTTATGGAGAATTCGACCCTGGTCTACATTTCAAAAACCACACAACAGGTGATGAGCTGATTGTAGATGGGTTCACATTTGGGAATAGTGGCTTAATATCAGGAGGCACAATGTTTGCAGAATATGCAGACAATGACAGCAATGCTCATTTCTGGAATGGAGACTTTTATTGGATATATATGACAGACAGCATTCTTTCACCAAGTCAGATTGAGAAGGTAATAGAATACAATGAATCTTGTTTTGGTGTAATATTTGCATGGAATAAAGCTCCTGAAACGGACTATGTGTGTGATACTGAGACACATACAAAATACTATAAGGAATATTATCAGTACTCAATGGATAGTGGCGCAACTTGGAATAACGTCTATCCAACAAGTTCAAGGACATCTGATGACGTTATTGAATATAACAGTCCTGATTGCGGATACGTTGTACCTAGGAAGTGTCAGTTAATATATAGCAACAGCAGCACATACGATGTTCCTTGTGATACTGGAAGCACATTGACACAATCTAATGTAAGAGGAAATCAATCACAACCATATTCAGCCATAACTGAGGCTATAATGGGAAACTGTACAACAATTATTGGTAGTGATGCTTTTAGTGATTGTAGTGGTATGACAACTTGTACTATGGGTAGTGGTGTTACAAGTATTGATGAGTGGGCTTTCTATCGTTGTACTAGTCTTACAAGTATAGACATCCCAAATAGTGTTACAAGCATTGGTAGTTATGCTTTCTGGAATTGTACTAGTCTTACAAGTTGCACTATAGGTAGTGGAGTTACAAGTATTGGTCAATATGCTTTCTCATATTGTAGTGGTATTACCAATATAGTAGTTCCAGATAGTGTAACAAGTATTGGTAAACAAGCTTTCGATGGCTGTAGTGGTATGACAACTTGTACAATAGGTAATGGTGTTGCAAAATTGCCAGAACGCCTGTTTCAAAATTGTAGAAATCTGACTGACGTTACAATTGGTTCTGGTTGCACTTCTATCGGAGACACTGATGCACCATATACTTTCCTTTACTGTACTAGCCTTGAGAGACTTACCATATATGCAACAACGCCTCCAAAAAAGCATGGAACTACATTCAACAATACAAATGACAGATTCCAGATATACGTTCCAGCAGATAGTCTAGACGCATACAAAACAGCATGGTCAACCTATGCAAACAGAATACAGGCTATACCTAATTCATAATCATGTTTATATAAAGTACTTTTAAAAATGATAGATAATGATGTATACCAGGGTGTAATGAATGAATGGTCAGCACCAAGCCAGGGATGTTGCACAGAGATGTTTGATGTTATCGGTCCAGATTGTGCAATGAGCGCATGGGCAGTGCAAAAGACAGTCACAATCCTTGCAAACGCTGATTATTACTACACCAAGGATGAGGTGGACAAACTGATTGCAGAAGTAACTGCAAGTGGTGTAACCAGGGCTGAGGTTGAGGATATGATTCAAAGGGCAATTGCAACCAAGGCTAATCAAGCTGATTTGGAAGCATTGTCAGGTCAGGTTCAGACCCAGGCAACACAGATTCTTGACAGATATACCAAGGATGAGGTTAATTCTCTTTTGTCAGCTTATTACACAAAACTACAGACAAACAGCATGTTTGCAAACTATACAAAGGTTGATGGTACAACCCTGTCAATAAATGATGAAAATATAACAATATAATTAATACGTATTTTTTATGGCTAATATTGATAAAATTAGACTTTCAGGTGTCACTTATGATATAGTTGACGCTACCGCAGTCCACTCATTGAATGGGTATTGGAACAGTGGTCAGACACAGGATGCTATCACTGCTGCAACAAGTGCTCTAGCAGAGAGTATTGCAGAACAAGGATATCAGACATCTGGTGACGTTCAGAACGCTATTTCAGGTAAGGCAGATACCACAGCAGTCACACAGGCAATTTCTGAAGCTGTTTCAGGTAAATTGGATACATCTGTATTTGAGACTTACTCTGGCAATGTTGACACGGCTCTTGCATCAAAGTTCGCTGGTGCAACATGGAACTCAACTGACAAGAAGATTTACTTTTATGACAATGTGAGTGCTACAGGTACAGCTCTTGCTTACATCGATGGTACAGACTTTGTTAAGGATGGTTTCTTACAAAGCGTTACAATTGAAAACAAGGTTATATCAGGTGAATCAGTACCTTGTCTTGTATTCATTTGGAACACTGACGCTGGAGTGCAGGAAACTGACATTCCTTTGAGTGGAATATTTGACCCAGACAACTATGTATCAGTTGATACCTTCACAGCTTATACAGCAAGTACGGATGCTACAATTACAGCACATACTGCTGATACCTCAATCCATGTAACAAGTTCAGATAAAACCACTTGGAATGCAAAGCAGAATGCATTGACAGCAGGCACTGGAATTGACATAACAAATGACGTTATCAGCGTTACAGGTGTTCCTTTGACGATTGATACACAGATGAGTGACAGCTCAACAAATCCAGTCCAGAACAAGGTAATCAAGAGCTACGTTGACACTGAGGTTGCAAAGAAGAACCAGGTAATATCACTGGATGGCACAACTTTGGTGGTGAGCTAGTTTATTTCATAACTGTAATAATATGGGATGTGGTGTTTAACCTCATCCCATTTTTCATGTTTAATTAAATGCATTTTAATTATGAGTAAAATTAATAAAATAAGACTTTCTGGTACTGACTACGACATACAGGATGTAAGCGCAACATCAGTCGTAGAGCTTACCCAAGCAGAGTATGATGATTTGCCAGCCTCAGCAAAGACTGACAATATTCTTTACATTATCACTGATGCACAAGCTGGTGATTTAACCAACTATTACACCAAGACTGAAACTGATAATGCTATAACTGCTGCAACATCAACAAAGCAGGACCAGCTCGTGTCGGGCACAAATATCAAGACCATCAACAATGAGAGCATCTTGGGTGAAGGAAACATTGATATTCAAGGTGGTGGTGGAGGTACAGTTGAAAGTGTAATCACAAGCGGCTCAACAAATGCTGTTGAAAGTAAAGCAATATGGTCAGCCACAACTTTTAATAAAAGCGTTTTGCTAACGTTTAACGGAGTGTATTCAACCAATTATCCAAATGGTTGCACAAAATTAAATGTTGAAGTTGTTGGAAATGATGTGTCAACAATGACCTTCTATAATGATGACCAAAATTTGGGTAAAATAACCATTACTCACTTTGGAAGCATAGCAGTATATAATTCATTCAATGGTGCAAGCTATGAAATAAGTGGCACAACTGTATTAATCACTTATCCAACCGTTACAAGTGTTACAAAAATTAGTATGGATAATGGTAAATATGTATATACAGCAGTTGTAGAAGGTGCTTGGGTCAACGAAAACACATATATGAAGCCTGAGGTTGATAGTATTGCAACTAGCTTGCAAAACAATATAAACAGCAAGCAAGATACCCTTGTCAGTGGTACAAATATCAAGACCATCAACAATGAGAGCATCTTGGGTAGTGGAAACATTGATATTCAAGGTGGTGGTTCATCATATACAGCTGGTGATGGTATTGACATTACCAATAATGTAATCAGCGTAACTGGAAAGGTAGATACATCAGCAATTACCACTTCAGTAACAAGTAGTTCAACAGATGCTCAAGTTCCATCAGCAAAGGCAGTATATACTGCAATACCAATAGTTACAAATACAATAACAAGTGGTTCAACTGAAGTCATTACATCTGGAGCAGTTTATGATGCCATTGGTGACATTGAAACATTACTTTCTCAAATTTAATAGAATATGAGTATAGCAACAGAAATAACAAGAATTCAGCAAGCAAAGGCTGATATTAAGACAGCAATAGAAGCGAAGGGGGTAACAGTACCCTCTTCAGCTACCATCGATACCTATGATGATTATGTATCTCAAATCAGTGGTGGATTGTCAAGAGTAACAAGTGGAACACCTTATTGTCTTAGAAGAGACTTAGTTGTAGATACCCAAACTGAAATAAGCATAGATGGAGGTGCATCTTGGGTTAATAGCGGCTCTCCTAGTGTTGTTATTGTTGAAAGTGGGGCAGCGCAATGTTATGATTTCTCTTATGATTATCTTACATTTGTTGCTGAGACTGATAATGTCACATTCACATTAACTGGTACTTCCAACGTATTCCAATATTCGCTTGATGATGGTATAACTTGGAACAATCTACAAGGGGGGAGCACATCACCTTCAATTAATAATGGCGATAGTATTATGTGGAAAGGTTCAAATCTTAGTGTTAATACTGAAACTGGTATTGGAATAATCAGACCTTCAGCAGCAGCAAGAGTTGAAGGTAATGTAATGTCATTAATATATGGTGATGATTTCGCTAGTCAAACAGTGATTCCAAACAACTACAATTTAAGAAAACTATTCAGTGGAGCAACAAATATAACAAGTGCGGAGAATATGGTATTACCAGCTACAACGGTTAAACAACAGTGTTATAGCCAAATGTTCCAAGGATGTACAAATCTAACAGCAACACCAAAGACAGTTGGTTCTTCTGCAATGACTTGGGGTGGAACTTATGCTATGTCAAATATGTTTTCTAATTGTACATCATTAATAAATGTTTCTAGCAATTTATTACCAGCATTAAATTTGGGAACTCAGTGTTATTGGTATATGTTTGAAGGTTGTAGTGGATTAACAGAATCTCCTATTTTATCAGCCACAAATCTAGCATCTCAATGTTATAATGGTATGTTTATGAATTGTTCAAGTCTTAATTCTGTAATCTGTCTTTCAACTAGTACTATGTCGTTTTCTAATTGGCTAACTGGAGTTGCATCTACTGGTACATTTTATAAAATGCCAAATGTAGGTTGGGAAAGTGGTCTATATGGTATACCATCAGATTGGACAGTAGTAGATTATTCTTCTTAATACTAGTATTAATATGATAAAATACAACGATAATACAATAAACGATTGGAACTTTGGTGATGACAACATCATCAAAGTTTATAAGCATGGTGCTGTTGTGTTCTATAAGTTCGACAGTAAACAAGGTGGTTATAAGGTTTGTTATGCAGTTGTTGACGATATAACCCAATACTCAGAAACAGAGTTTGAAGATGTCTATGACAAAGCAACAGAGAAGTGGTATAAACTGAACAACCTTAACCAATATGAGGAATATGGCATTTATGGAGAGGGTAGGAATATCACATACTATGAAGGCAAACTTACTGTTGATGATGGTTATGAATATGAATGGAATGGTTCAAGTTGGGCTAATCTTGGTGAGATAAGTGGTGATACACATGATTATTCACAAGACTATCTAACATTGCAAGCTCTTGAGAGTGGTACAATTGGATTCTCTGCTGGCACTGTTAACTATTCAACAGATAGTGGTTCAACATGGAATACGTTAACTCAAGGTAATACAATTTCTGTTAATCAAGGAGATGAGGTCTTGTTTAAAATGAGTGGTGCTACACCAAATAGTAATACTGGTATAGGAACTTTTACATCAAGTGGAAGGTTCAATGTCTATGGTAATATAATGAGTATGCAAGAGAGTGATAATTTTGCAACAGCAACCACAATTGCAAACTATAAATTCTACTTTAAGAGACTATTCGCTGAAAGTAAGGCTGTAAGTGCTGAAAATATGGTATTACCAGCTACTACATTGAGAAACTTCTGCTACAACGAATTGTTTAAAGGTTCAACATATCTGACAACTCCACCAAAGATATTCCCAGCAACAGCGTTAACTCAAGACTGCTATTCAAATTCATTTAGAGAGTGCCCATCACTAACAAAATCACCTATACTTCCTGCGCTTACATCTGCAAGAGCTTCATATGGTTGGATGTTCCAAGATTGTACTTCTCTCAGTGAGATAACTTGTTTGGCTACAAATACAAGTGCCCAATATGCCACATATGACTGGGTAAAGAATGTTGCATCAAGTGGTACATTCTATAAAAATCCAAATGCATCTTGGTCAAGAGGTACTAGTGCTATACCTAGTAATTGGAATGTGGAAGATTATGTTGAACCAACTCCACATGTGTATCCAAAATACTATGATGAAAAATCAGAACCATTGGATAACCTTACATTCAATACAATGGCAGAGGCTCAAACATACGCTGAAGCAAACTGTGTGTATGTTGGGCTTAAAGCAACAATTAATGGTGATAAGTATGTATTCAGTGGCAATTCAACAAGTGGTTACGAATGGGTTTATTATAGTTCAAGACTTCCTGTAGGCTATACAGAGGTTGAATATATTCAGAACACTGGAACATCATATATTAATACTTCATTGCAATTATGTAGTGCTATCACAAATACTTTCCAAGTAGAAGCAAAACTAATAGCAAATAGAATTGGAACACAATCATATCAGAACATATTTTCTTGTATGTCTGAAGCTGGAGAACCATACCAAGGTTTTACATACCGATTCTATAATTCAACCATTCAAAGTCAATTTATCCCATCGAATGATGGCTCTTTCACTCAAGTAAGTAACAGTGATGGTACAACTAGTGTTACAGCTTCATCAGTTAATGGGTTAACTTATTCACATACATATCCACTAACGATTTGTTGTGGTCTTAATTCAAGTAGAAATCCATTCAGATATACAAACACTAGTATTTACACATTTAAAGTCACCCTAAACAATGGAATAGCTGCTGACTATGTTCCAACAAAGAGAAATAGTGATTCTGTATATGGTTTATACGACTTGATTAGTGATTCATTCTTAACTTCTCCAAATGGAAATAACTTTGCTGGAGGTAATCCTGTTTAATATTAATTGGAGTAAGATTTATATTCTTGCTCCTTTTGTTATATTTTAAGATATGAAAACATGTGTGGTAGCAATAGGCAGAAGGGAGAACCTATATGCCAGGGAATTCGTTGAACATTATAAGAATCTGGGCTTTGATAATGTGATAATTCTAGACAATAACTATGGTGATGAGGAACACTTTGAAGAGGTACTACAGGACTATGTGGAATCTGGATTCGTTATCATTGAGAACTACAGGGACCAGGTAAGAGCGCAAATGAAGGCATATACTATTGAGTATAACAAATATAAGAATAATTATGATTGGTTCTTGATGGTAGACTTCGATGAGTTTTTAACGCTTGAAAAAGATAAGAATGTATCGGAGTTTTTGTCAAGATTTCCAACTGATTGTGAAGTAATCGTAGCAAACTGGGCACAATATGGTGACAATGGACAGATATACGCTGATTACTCTAAACCTTTGCTGGAGAGATTTACAGAGGCAAGACCAATGGCAAAGAGTCAGTATAATTTTGTGGACGATATGCATATAAAGTCATTTGTAAGGGGTAGATTGCCAAATGTTGTATGGTATAGTAACCCCCATATTCCAACAAATCCGTTGGTGTGTTATAACGCAAAAGGAGAAAGGTGTGAAAGTTCACCATTCCAGCCAGTAGACCATTCAGTGGCTTATTTCAAGCATTTTACGACTAAGAGCTGTGAAGAGTACTGCAATAAGCTCTTGAGAGGTACGCCAGACCGTACTTATGACCTATTCTTAAGGACATATGCAAAACGTTACTTCTTAATAAACGACTGGACTGAAGAAAAGGAAAAGTTCTTCAAAGAACACGGTTACAGTGGTGTATAACTCCACTGGTAACCTTTATATGTTTTTCTTTTATGCCACTTGCCTTTACTATAACCTCCACCATTGCAACAAGCTGAAATACCACCTTGATTAAACCCCAGTTGTCTTGCAGCCTCCCTAGCTGATATGTATGATGCAACAAGTTTACCTTCAAGGGTGTGCTGATACACAGCAGTACAAAGATTTTCAGCTTGTTCAGTACTGTGTAATTTGCAATGTGCTTCCTTACTCATCCAAACAAGATTTTCTGCTCTGTTGTTTTGAGGGTTGTGGTCAATATGGTGGATAACATCATAACTGTTTGGGTTCGGAATAAAGGCTTTGGCAACAAGAATATGTATAAGTGGTGTCTTTCTTTTTCCGTTTTTCCTTAGCTCTACCCTTAAATGTTTGTCATTACTGCCGTTCTGCCAAGGTTTAAGTATCTTTTCCTTTAAACGCATAACGCAGTCACCAAATTGGTTTTTACCGTTGTTATCTCTTTCCAAACTCTTAATTCTACCTTCATTAGATACCTGGTATAACCCTTCATAACCTTCAATATCTCTCCATTCTTCCATAAATCGTCTACAATCGATTAATTTTTATTTTAGGTATAGTTTATAGTCTAATATGATTTGATGGCTCTGACGAGCCTAAAAAGTGGCTTAAATCGAATTTTAGAAAAGCCCCTCACTCTCAGAACGATTGTGGGGGCTTTGTTGAAATCAAAAATTAGTATTAACAATGGTCACTTCCTGTTCCATTCTCACGAACACCAGTGGTGTGTGACCAACCATATCTTCACAGTTGTGCTCCGCTCATCTTATAGTATTCGTTTGTTGGGTTCACCCATCTGTCGTATTCTTCGATTACATAGTCTAGAATGGTTTCTCTGCTTGTGTCCAAAACCCAAGAAGGAAGTTTAACAGAAACATGTAATTCGGGGAAAGGGCAATAGTTAAGTGACCCAACCTCAATAGAATCGTCAGTTATGGCGATTCCCAGTCTACAATCGCCCATCGCAAATGGATGTTTGTCTAACACTTCACCTATAAGTTTTCTCACTGTTTGTTTGTCAGTCTCATTTTGACTGTGATAAGTTTGTAATAAATCCATTTTCATATTTTTTAATCGTTATTTACATCCCACTCACAATGTACCTCATAGTTGACGTATGGGTAATTCCAAACCTCTTGGCTGGCAATTGTAACAGACACGCTCTTTCCTGTAGCGTCCTCAACCAGGTCTTCAACCAGATGAGCGATTGAACTGCCATGCACACCTGTTAGTGCCTTGTGCAATTCCTTGTTGCATGAATCCATTGGTGCTCCATCCAGCACACCTACATTAACCTTACGGATAATCTCCTTAGCAAACTGCATTGCAGTCTTGTTGCTGTCATTTTCGAAAAATTTCTTCATAACTTTTTTATATTATTTTTGTCTACAATCGTTTATTTTGAAGGAGGTGGGCAGTTAGTCCACCCACACCTTTATCTCCAGTTCTCTGGTCTGTCAAACTCATAGAGGTCATTGATAATACCTTTCAACTCCTCATTACGAGGTTCTTCGTTAATCTCAACCAGCAGCGTTACCGCCATGTTAAATTTCTCTCTGTCAGTCATAATTCTTATTTTTTAATTGTTAAACACATCCTTCACAAGCATAGCTGCAACTGCATCGTCATCATCGAGGTCTATCTGACCATCGTGCTCGTTCAAGTACTTCTCACCAGCAAGCATCGTATCTACGACTGCTGCTAACTCACTGTCTGATGTAAAAATCAAATTTTTCATATTTCTCGTTTTATTATTGTTATAGACACACAGTTAAACCACCAGAGGATTGTTCCCCTGCTGTACGTTCTATACCCTTACAGATGATGGTGGTTGTGACTGAGGTGTCTTTTTCTCAATCACATGGCAAAGATACATAAAAAAATCGAGATATCCAAATATGTTAACACTCTTTAACGTTTTTCTTTTGGTCCTCTCGTGTACATTACATATATTCCTGCGCATGTGCGCATAGGTTATTATTTATATTATATTCTAAAAGAAAAACGACCAGCGATGGTTTCTGCACCCATCACCAGTCGTGTCGTATTGCTACGCTATGTAATTGTTATGATTGAGTTTTATATTCATTTCTCAGCTTGTTCTTAAGCTGCCAGGGGTCTCTTATGTCAGAATCCCATTCGAACCAGTCTGTCCAGACTTTACCTTCCCTTGTGTAATACTCAAACCTCTTGTAGACCATCAGAATGGTAATGAACCTGGAATTATTTCTCTCTTGCCCTTGTCTAGCTCGGTTAGCAGCCTCTGAATAAGCTTTGACTTCTCCTCATCTGAGAGCTTGGCTAGCACATCATCTGGTGGCTCGTTCTTGAACTTAATCTCTTCTGACAGTGGTATTAATCCTGCTGAACCAACTGTCTCCCAGTCAAGTGCCCTGTACTTCTCCAGGGTCTCATCTATAATTCTGAACGACCAGTAACCGTTCTCTTTGCCCACAGGAGCTATTATTTTCTTGTCTATGAGCGTCTGTACCACCTGGTCTGTTATCGCTTCATCTAGCTTCAGGAACTGGCTGTTCCTCTTGCTGTAAGTAATTTTGCCATCCTTCTGAGATGCAAATAGAACATCCGTTGTCTTATACATTTCTGGTGACATCAACACCTTTAGCTGCAACGGAAGATAGATTCTCTTTTCCAATTTTTCATAACTGATTTATTTTAATTATTTTCCAAGGGATTTGGCTATCAAGATATCCTTTATCTTTTCTTCCAACTCCCACCACTTCATGTCATAACAGGTATACTGCTCTTGCTCTTTCTCTAGTTCGTCAACCGTTCTCATGTCATTCTGTTTTTTTAGCGTAGAGTTTATCTAGTTCCTCAACAGTATTCATGTCATCCTGTTTTAATTTAGTGTAGAGTTTCTTTAATTTCTGGAGTTCCAACTCTTTTTCATATATGTCAATGTCATTACATACTACTCCAGTAGCATACTCCCAATCCAACACACTTAAAACATTGTCCTTAATCAGGTCTTGACAGACCTTTTCTTTTAACCATTTCAAATCCTTATCCTTCATATGTCATCCTGTTTCTAGTGCAAAGATATATATTTATTTTGAAAAAAACAAATAATTCGTTAATTATTTTTATTATATGGGTTAAGTTTATGACCTGGGTCTGAATGCACCTTGGTATGACACTCCTTACACAATGTCACTAGTGTCGCATTAGGGTACTCCCAAGCCTTCTTACCCTTGGTGTATCTTGTGTGGTGTACTTGAAGGTCATGTTCTGAGCCACATTGGACACATTTGTGCTGGTCTCTGTTCAAAATTATATCCCTCTTCTTCAACCATAGAGGATGCTGCAACTGAGTTCTGTATTCATCTTTCGATTTAAGGGCATTTGCAGGCTCGTAGACTGCATTACTCCCCTTAGTCTTGGTATTTGTACATTTGAGCTTTTTCTTGCGATTCTGAGCCTTTTTCTGAAGTTCCTCCTTGAGCTTCTGTTCCTTCAGCCACTCGCTGTAGTCCTTCCAGGTTGATGCACTGACCCTGGGATAGACTTTCTTCTCAGTAGGGTTATTCTTTTTCTTCTTTGACTTGGAGTAACGGTACTGCAAGTCTTGGTAGTTCATTGTTATCATGTTCTAAAATAATTTACAAAACCTGGTATTAAGTTCAAAACCAATTATCATGGAGCTGCACCTACCCAAAGGTGCAAAGCGACCCAATTTTAGAAACCAATTACTCACCTTCAGATGTTTGCGACTGCGCCTCAAGGCTTGTCTTCAACATCACCAGGTTCGTTATCTAATTAACCAAAAACCAATTTTAATTTTTTCAAAATCCAAATATCTGGTCCAATTATTGGACCAATTGTTGGACCAATAATTGGTCCAGTAAAAAATTAGTATTAGAATTAGTATCAGTATTAGAATTAGTATTAGAATCAGTAGAGTATTAGTACCAGTATCAGTAGAGTATTAGTATTAGTAGGACTATGCCCTGTTTAAAGGGGTTTCAAGGGGGTGCTGTAGAGCAATTCCAAGAGGTCTTCAGCACTTGGTTTTGCAATTGGCTTTGCCAAGTTTTCCTTCATCAGTATGTACTCTGTAGCTCTCCTTGGTTCACCTTTCTTCCATTTGCTACCAGCTATCCTTATTATCAATCTGCACTCTATCAGTTCTTGAACTGCTGACATGAGGTATTCCTTGCCAATACCAGCAGATTCCCTTAGGTCGCTATTGCTGATGGCTAGAAAACCTGTTTCTCTTACTTTGGCGTTCACCAGGTGATAGTTTATAATTGTTGCCAATACCTTCTTGGCATAATCACTCAAATCACTGTCCTTGACAGTCTGTGGGAGGACTTGAGACACTCTCTCCTCACTAATTTTAATAATTTCCATGCTGTTGTTTTTTTTCCTTTATTTTATCAATCCAGACCCCCTTTTGGTAATAAGAACAGGGAGGAAATAAAGGAGTCTGATTGAACCTCCCTGTTCAGTTGACCGAATATAAAAGCAACTGGTTTGCAACCCAGTTACTGATAATAAATATAATATTGAGCAAAGATATATAAAAAATATGAGAAAAACAAGTTTAATGAAAAGAAAAAACAAATGTCAAAATATATCCCCAAAAACTTGTATTTTTCACAAAAAATATATATCTTTGCACTATAAAGAATGGTTCTTCATCCAGATGTCATAATGAATTTTTATTTGGTTATCGGAGCTGGAGGAAAGTATGCAAGAGAGCACAACACCTCCAGTTCTTTATTTAAATTATTTATTTTTTAATATATAAAATATTTTTTATTTACTATTGAATTTAATTTGATTTTTGTTATTATTTAACATATAGATAATATTAAATAATATTGACAAAAACAAATTAGACAAATGGCAAATGAAGAATGGAAATCGATACCAGGATACCCAAGGTATGAGGTAAGCAACATGGGTAGGGTAAGGAGTTACACCAGCAAAAGAAACCCAGGTAAAGTTCTAAGACAAACAAAACTAAAGGGATACATGTATGTAAACCTGGTTGAAGGTGAAGAAAGAACGCTTAATAAGACAAAAAGGATAGCTGTTCATAGGCTGGTAGCTCAGGCATTTGTACCAAATCCAACTGATAGAAAACACGTTGACCACATTATCCCAGTTAGTATGGGAGGTAAGCCAACAGCAGATAATCTAAGGTGGGTTACAGCGAAGGAAAATGCAGCAAATGAATTAACCAAGCTCAATAGGCAAAGGGCAACGGAAGAGCGAAAGAAAAAGGTATACCAGTACACTGAAGACCTCACACTAATAGCCACATATCCTTCTACTAGAGAAGCTGCTGATGCCCTTAATAAGAGCCAAGGAAACATCACCAGTTGCACCACAGGAGCTTTACCAAGGTATTTGGGCTTTATCTTCAGCTATGTTCCACTATATAGTATGGAGGAGAGAGAAGAGCTTGAGAAGAAGAAGCATTACCAGTTCATGAAAAATAGGATGTCAACCTATCGAGCACTGGACAAGTGGGTGGCAAAGAAGACAGCAGAGGAAGGCAATGACTGGCGATGGTACAAAAAACATCCAGAGGAAAGCAGAAAACGTTCAAGGGACTACTACTACAGGAATAGGGAAAAAATCCTCAGGAAGTGGAAAATAAAGCGAGATAAGGAGAAACTGATGAATGGGCAGACCACGTAGCACTGATTCACGAACAGACCCAGCAATACTGGAATACCGAAGGCAATATTACTACGAACATAAAAACAGACTGTTGGAGGCTGCAAAAGCAAGATATGCAGCCAAGGCAATGGTTAAGGAGAAAAAGGAGAAGGAACAGAAGCCGACACCAACAGAAGAAACCATTAAAGAAGATAAACAGTTTTATGAAGAGTGGTTATCCCAGTTAAAAAACAAGCTACCAACAGCAAAGGGATGGCTTATAACGGCAATCCAGAATCAAATAACATTGATTGAACAACAGATTAATGCAAAGAGCAACACCAAAGAATGCAACGACCAAACAGATTGGGAAACAGATATTTGAGGTCAAATATAATGACAAAAGGATATTCAATACTCCCAGGAATAGGAAAGAGCAACTGCAAGCACTAAAGAGCTTTGTGACCAGGGAATGTGACAAATGCTGGAGACTATCGAATGAAAAGGTTGCAACGCTAAAACGACAGTACTTGACGGAATTGATAGAAGCACTAGGTTAGTTTAGATTGTTTCATATTTGTATTTTTTTTATTTACGTTACCCACAGGAGCTAATTATACCCTCTCCTGTGGGTTTTTAATGTTAAATGGGTATGTTCTTCGATACATCAGCAATATCCTCATTGCTCCTCAATTGCTTCACATAAGTCGATATGGTATTTGGACTCCTGCTAAGTATTGAAGCCAAATCCCTCACACTAACACCAGGGGAAGATAACAGATGATTTGCCAAACTATGTCTTGCCGTATACATAACAACCCTCTCAACCTCAACCAATGGCTCATTGCAGCCCTCATTAACATTCTTCCTTATGGTCTCCTCATTAATCTTCTTGAATGCCTTCCTGACCCATTTAATGGCGTTCTCACTGCAATGCCAACTGTCCTTCAGCATCTTCCATTCATCCACAGTAGTCTTCATCTTAATGGGATAGACATAACCATCAGTAGACCTGCCAAGGAAATGCTCAAGACCAATGATGCAGAACATATCCCTCTTCCACCTGATGCGGACCTCAACATCAGTCTTCTGACGCTTGAAATTAACAGCCCAGTATTCCTCACCATTAATCACCATCCTCTGGCACATATCCACCTTCAACTTGGTTATCTCGACGGGTGCTGAACCATTCATCTTGTACATCAACAAGAACCACAATATGCCGAACTCCTCACTGTTCCTGTCACCAAGCTTCTCATATGCACCATCCTTGTAATGCCACATATTGCCATTCCTAACAATAACCAAGTTAAGCCAATAATCCATCAATTTAATAATGTGAGATTTGTCCAGGTAATAGTCCCTTGGCTTCTGCTTGTACTTCTGGGTGAACTTCCATTCACGAAAAGGATAGTCAGACGAAGATACCAGACCCTTGTCTATGGCATAGTTCCACACTGAGGCAATACTGCCCAATATACCTCTTACTGTACTGTCACCAAGATTAAGCCAACGGACAAAATCCTTGATGAACCCCAGGGTAATCTCATTCACCAATATCTTCTCCTTGCCAGAAAACTCAACAACCTTATCATATGCATAACGATAAGCATTGGATGTCTTCGTCTTCAGCCTGCGATTCCTCACCAATTCATCCATTATATTCCCGAATACATTGCTCTTGCCATTCAAATCAATAACAGCATCCTCCATCAACATTGCAGGGGTATAAACCTTCTGATGAAACTCATACTCATTCTTTCGCTCAATAATCCTGGTTTTGATATCTGATAGCATCTTATTCAATACTGGAGCATTGGGACAACCTCGCTTTATCTCCTCCCTCTTACTGTCCCAGTACTTGACCAGACATGATACACCTGTGGCTTTCTCTACACGACCACCAAAACATACAACGATGTAAATGGGATATGACCCATCCTTCATCTGACGATTCATCTTCTGAACGAACCTGATACTAGCACTGCTTTTTCTTCCCATAGTTTTGTCTTGTAAAATGTCGCAACAAAGGTACAATTTTCCCTCTAATTGTCTCACATTCATATAGTTAAAAGATGTTAACAACCCTTTATTTACTGGGATTGACGATTATCTTTTAAAAGTATGGAACTTCATCTACAATAGTTCCTGAAAACAGCCTAACCAATTGAATATCAAAGGGATAAAATGAAGCCAATTATTTTTGTCTAATCATTTGTCTCAGATATTCGACGAAAAGATATTTATTGGAAAAAAAAGACAATGACAGACCAGGATACATTTATCAACTACATTAATGACCACTACAACCAATTGAAATGGAAATATTTCAAGTTTTGTCAGGAACATCACTATGATTGGGACGAAGACATCTACAGTGACACAATACTGAAATGTTATGATGCAATCGTTAAGAAGGGTAAGTTAGCAGATACAACACCACAGGGAATCGAGAATTATTTCTTCATGGCATTTAAAAACAACATAATGAATGAAAAGAGGTATTGCAGAAGCAAATGCAGGGACTGGAATATCACCAGTGATAACATTAATGAGCTATATGAAACCTGGTATAACGATAACAATGACACAGCGCATACAAAGCTGGTATCAGACCTATGGAAGGATTTTAGTGTATTGTACATTATGACAAGAGTAGAAGAACATTTTGACAGTGAGCATTTCTATTTGTACAGGATAAAGACATTGATGCCAGGTATGACGTTTAAAAAGCTGGCTGAAAATTGCAAACATATAAAGGCAACCAGGAGAAAAGTGATAGATGTGATGAGGTGGGTTAAGGCAAACATTACAAAGGAGGAAATAAGAAAGGTATTTTACACGATGTATGGAGATATTATTTGATGTGATTACAGTATTCGTTATATTCTTTGCTGTTAACTATTCAGCCTGGTATATAACAGAGGTAAAGGGATTGCCACAATGGTTGCAGTATAAGCCCTGGATATGTAGGTTATGTCTTACATTCTGGTCCTTGATTGCCATATATTGTACCATTTGGGCTAGTTTCAACTGTTTAACTATAGGAACGGTTGGTATTGCATTGGCAGTGATGAATGCATTGGCAATGTGGATTAACCAGAAGAATAATACAATTAAAATATAATTGACAAATGAATTACACATTTACAGACGAAGATGTTAAGAAGGTAGAGAAGTTCATTGAAATTAAGAACAAAGGCTTCTATTGTGATGGAGCACAGCTAACTGCTGTCTACAATAGGGTTCTGGGTAAGAATGCAGCTGTTACAAACTGTGGTAGTTGTCTCAGACAAAGGGTAACAGAGCTTGAGAATGCATTAAATCACTTCAAGCAAAAGATGGCTTTGGAGAGCGAAAAAAATGAACAGATGGATAATGTACCACAGGAGGAAAATAAAACGATTGTGGGGGCTGGAAATGCCCTTAAATCGAAAGCAAAGAAGAAATAACTATGAGTAATTTTGCAGCAGAGAGTCATAGCTTGCCAACATTCAAGGAAAGGAAGGCTGCAAAAGTAAAAGCTGGTAGGTACAATATAACAAATTGGCTTAGCACTGATGCTGTGATAAGTGAAGTTTATGTTGACCTTGTTAATGGTATGACCAAGAGTGATGTGATGGAAAAACTCATGAAGGGATGCTATGAGAATCAGAAGAGACCATTAAAAGAGAGAACATCACAGGAATATATTGCAGCAGCATACCAGAGGATGCAATATGACTTTGAAGCACAGGCTGAGGAAATGAGAGCTGATATATATGCCAAGCTTATGAGTGTATATGCTGATGCTGTGAAGGCAAATGACAGGTATAACGCAGTTGTAGCCCTGGATAAGATAATGAAGCTTACAGGCATTGCAATGGATAATAAGCCACAGAATAATATCCAGATAAACAACAACAAGGAAGGCATAACCATTAATTTTGGTTTTGAAAAGACAGATGAGAATTAACTTTGACATAGACTTAACACCAAAGCAGAAGGAAGCCTATTCCATATTGCATGACAAGGATACCCAGTTCTTAATTGCAAGGTGGTCAAGACAGTGTGGTAAGACGGTATTCGCTGAGATAATGATGATTGAATATCTATGCAAGAATAATAAGTTCAATGCATATATCTCACCAACATTTGCACAAGGTAAGAAGGTTTTTTCAGAGTTAACTCAGTTATTGGAAGGCACTGGTATTATTGCAAAGGCTAATGCTTCAGATTTGAAGATTGATTCAGTCTATGGAAGCACATTGAAGTTCTTTTCAATGGAGTCACCAACATCTATCAGAGGTAATACCGTTAGTGGACTTCTAGTATTAGATGAGGCAGCATTCTTTCCAACACAGCTTCCTAGTGGTGAAGACCCATATTATAACGTCATCTTCCCAATTATCAAGGCAAGAAAGCCAAAAGTTCTAGTAATTAGTACTCCAAATGGCAAGCAGGGCATGTATTATGACCTCTATCTAAAGGCATTCAATGGAGAGAACGGATATAAGGAGCTTACAGCAACGATATATGACGATACGTTGATTACATCAGAGGAAATTGAGGCATTGAAGAAGGGATATCCACCACTTGCATGGCAACAGGAGTTCGAAGTACAGTTCCTTGACAATGCATTGACTGTATTCCCAGGTTTTTCTGATTGTTTTAATGCTTCATACAGTGGAGGAAAGTGTTGGATTGGGATTGACCCATCAAGTGTGGGTGAGGATAATACAATACTAACAGTCATCAATGACAAGAATGAGGTAAGGCAGCACAAGATTGATGGAACATTGGATGCAAAATATGAGAAAATTGCAAAATTAATTAACAATTATAATCCAGTTGCAACATATATCGAGAATAATAGCATTGGTGAGGTTATGGCGAATGAGATTAAGAAGAAATTGCACAGGAAGAGCAATTTTTACACCTTCACAACGACAAATGAGAGCAAGAAGCAGTATATATCAATGTTGGCTGTTGATATTGCCAATAATGATATACATTTCGAGGAGGATAATAGACTATTATACAGCGAATTATCCACTTTTACCTTTAAATTGACCAAGGGAGGCAATATAACGTATGCTGCAAGGGAAGGATATCATGATGATACTGTGACATCATTGGGAATATGCTTGCAATGCAGGTATGATTTCAGGTATACTGGTGAAAATAAGTTGAATTTCGTAATGACAAAGCAAAAATTGTACATATAATATGGCAGATGAAGTGATAATGGACTTTGGAGAGTGGAAAACGCCAAGGGGTTGGAATGAATTAACATTAAAGCAGTTCCAGGATATTGAGAGATATTACTCTGATAAGGATAAACAGTTTGATGTGAGGGATGTATTGAACCTGTTCACAGACCATTCTGTTGAGGAGATAAGCCAATTGCCAATTGATTTCGTTGACAAGCTGTTGAATGAGCTGTCTTGGCTTCAGGATACACCAGAATATGGTGAGGCAAGACCATACATTGACATAAATGGTGAGAGGTATCAGGTTAATGTCCAGGAGAAGTTGAAGACTGGTGAATATATTGCCGTTGAGACGGCTATGAAGGGCGATGTTCACAACTATGCTGCAATATTGGCTATATTGTGCAGGAAGCAGGGTGAGATATATGACAGTCACTTTGAGAACGAGGTATTGCCTTCCAGGATTGAGTTGTTTGAGCGTCAGCCAATGATGAATGTGATGCCAATTGTCAGTTTTTTTTTAAACTTATGGCTAGTATTAGGGAAACATACCCTATTGTATTCGACAGTAAGGGAGCAGGTAGACCTCACTCGAAAGCATATCGAGACTTTGCACAAAAATGGGGAAATATCAAAACGCTCTATGAAGTCTGCGATGAAAGAATTGAGAAAATTGGAGAAATCTATCAGCTCTATTTAAATGATTATCTGCAATATCTCTCATATATGATTGAGAAGGCAGAAGTTGAGAGGGAGGAAGACAAGTTCCAGGAGACTTTGAGGAAATCAAGGGGCAAACACTAGTTTGCCTTTTTTTTATGTTTATAAAAATGATTTAACGATGTTAAAAGACGTAATTGAAGTATTGAAGGAAGCATCACTTCGTCACAAGGGTGTTTACACATTCAGATACCAAGGGGATGATTTGAACAATGCCCAGAACAACTACAAGATGTACCAGGTATATGTTGACGATATATCACATCATGAGTTGAATATAACAACGAATATATTCAAGGCAGAGTTTGAGATATACATTCTTGGGTTTGTTAATGAGGACAAGACCATTTTGGATGTTCAGAATGATGCATATACCATTGCTGTTGACATAATGGCATTTATTGACTCCCAGAAAGAATTTCAAGGCGTTCTGAGCGTTTATGACTACTCCATCCTTACATTGTCAAGGTATGGTGATGATTCGAGCGCTGGAGTCAAATTATCGCTTGTTCTTCAGATGCCTTCTCCATTGAATTGGTGTACACTTTCAGAGAACTTTGATGATGAGCCTCACGAGGAAGAGGAGGACCATAAGATTGATGTTGATGACAATGAGGTTGGTGACATAACCATTAATCCAATAAAACTGCCAAGAAATCGTAATTGCTAATGGAAATAGGTAAGATTGTAATGGAGTTCTCAAAGGACTTGATGACTATTGTTAGGATGGTGATGTCCAGCAACCAGGGAATAAACCAGAAGGTTGGCAGGAACACTCTTGTTGATTCGAAGTTATACAATACATTGAGTGTTAGGGCAACCAATGACGGTGACTTGATATTCGACATCATCCTTAACGACTATCTCAGATACATTGAGAGTGGAAGAAGGGCTGGAGCTAAGTTTCCTCCAGTTGAGCCAATTGTGAGATGGTGCAAGAGCAAGGGGATATCCACTGACAATTCTACCATATTCCTTATTAGGAGGGCAATATCCAGGGATGGCATAAGACCAAGACCTATAATGCAGTATGTATTTGAGGAGATTGATGATGAGTGGAACGATAGTTTGGCAGATGAGATATTCGACAAAATAATGGAAACAATTGACAAATATTTTAACACATAATGGATATATTATATAACGGAGCACAGAGGAATGAGAGCATTGTAACTTTCAGTGAAGTTCCAAACATTCTTTCAGTTAAGGAGGATGTTTCTGGTACAAAGGGTCGATTGAATCTCGTTGTATACAGTGGATGGAGTGTATCTGCTGACAGTCAGTACTACTTCACATTGTTTGGTGAGACTATTTCGAATGTATTAGCGCCTCAGGATGCCAAGAACAAGAAGTTCTATGTTAGCACAAACATAGCTTCAACTGCCATGTCCATTGCAAGGGCACTGAGGAGTTGTGGAAGCATTGCTGCTGACTATATCATCACCACTGGTACAACTAACACCTCTGGTGATACTGTCATACTGACTGCCAAGGTTATTGGAAGGAAGAGCTTCAGCAACAACATTGACAAGAACATTCCTACCAGTTATATGTTGGTTGGAATACAGGAAGACGGTAGTGCTGATGAGAGTGGCAATAACTTCTTCAATTCCAAGATTGACGTTGAGGTGTACCAAGGTGGTAACTACATAACCACATTGGAGAAGAATTGGTATGGTGATGATTGTTCGTTTGACGTGACACCAGTATTGGCAACATTGACAGAGCCAATGAAGGAGAATGAGCCGATATTGCCTTATACCTTGAAGGTTAACAAGCTTGCATCAAATGGGCTGTACACATCACTTGGTGAGTTGAGTGGATATACCACATACGGATACCTGGCAAACCAGAGTGAGAAATACCTTCCAGCCAGTTGTATGATTCTCAGCAATAACAAGGTATATGACAGAGGAGGATTGAATTATACAATGGACAGGACAGTTCATTATTCAGTGCTTGCTGGTGGTAACATTGGATATGGTTTCTCAGTCAATTATACGATATATGACAGTGCAATGAATGTGTTGGAGACAGGACAAGATATGGTTAAGACACCAACATCAAATCCAATCATTAAAGATTTACAATACTCAATACCAGTTAGTAGATGGTATACCAATGCAGCATATCTTGATATTCAAGTTTCAAGTGGAGATAGCAATAGGATTAGATTCCAAATCATAAGACCATTATCAGCAGCAGAGTGGGGATGGCAGCGCATATTCTGGCGCAATGAATATGGTGGAATCAGTTTCTTTGACTTCACAAGCACTTCAAGTGAGAGTGATTCAATTGAAATCGAGACATATGAGAAGAACATCTTCGATTATTACGATTATGACACTGACACCAGTGATACATTTGAGCGCAAGAAGATATATTCATCAAAGATTGACAAGAGTGTAAAGGTCAAGTCTCACCTGATGGAGAAGAAGGGAAAGTACATCTTCAACTCACTTGCAAGGAGCAAGAAGATATGGACATATGTTAACGGAAACTGCCATTACATCATTCCAAAGGCATTGGAGGTTACTGAGGATGCCCAATACAATGATATATACACAGCAACGTTTACTTACGAATATTCAGATTTAAGTTAAAACTATGATTTCAAATCAACATTACATAGAGCTATACGTAAATGACCAGTTGATAGAGCTTGAGTCACAGGAGAGTCTTAACCTTAGGATTAACAATGTAATTTTCAATCCAACCAAGACCACAACGACTCAAGCTGAGTACTCATATTCGTTTGAGATACCTTCAACGAATGTGAATGACACAATCCTGGATTATGCAAACAACTTGGCAAAGTTGAATAAGTTCCATGCAAGGTACAAGGCTATGGTCTATGCTGACGGCAACTTGATATTCGATGGTTCTCTTACAATCCAGAAGTATTCATCAAAGACCAAGAAGTACACTTGCAACCTGGTTAACATCAAGGTAAATACCTTGGATGAGATATTTGGCGAAGACAAGCTTACTGATATGCATTGGGATGTGCCTTTCAGTGGTGCTCCAACAATCAACTCTGTCAATGCAGATATGAACTCAAAGTATTGTTTCCCATTGGTAAGCTATGGTGTGTTCCAGAAGAACTATGTTAGGGCAGATTCAGTTGGAGCTGATTATACACCAAAGTCATCCATTGACAAGTACAACAAGTGGTGGGTTGAGTCATTCTACCCATCATTGAATGTTGTTGAGGAGATGCGAAAATGCTTTGAGAACAAGGGTTATAGGGTTGGAGGAAGTGTATTCTCAGACCCATTCATAAAAGACATATTTTCAAGTTGCAATCTTGCACAGGAACAAGTTCCAATCTATAACCTTGGCAATCCAAAGTTTGGAAAGTTGTCATTGAATGTTACTTGGAATAACTATACTTCGCAAGGAGAATATGGTGGAACTCACTTCTCAAGGGGAAGGAGTGAATATACCCATGAAAACTCAACTGGAGGTCTTCAGCAAGAGCTTAAGTTCCCTTATGAGAAGTGTGGTCCTGGTAACCGTCCTCAAGGAACAACTGAGGCTCAGTACAATCTTGACACCATTATGTTCTGGAACATGCTTGATTCCACCTCAAACAGTGCAGTGACAGTGACAATGGCGCATGACAATTACATCTTAGACCCAAATGAGCACCTTATTGTGATTCCTGCTGATGGCTGGTACAAGATTGACCTTACAGTTAATGCAACATTGAAGGATTCTGGTACTAATTTCACAGCTCCAATGTGGTATACCAATTATTATGAGGGTTTTGAGTTCAAGAAGTATGATAAACAGCTATATAAGACATTCAACCAATGGAAGGGAGGCTATTTCACACCACTTGAGATTCAGCTCATAAGGAATTATGATGAGAATATAGAGTTAATCAAGGGTAAGAAAAACGTTACTTATTTCACTGGAGACCCAAATGAGGATGTTTACCACTATGAAGGTGGCTCATATACATCAGCAACATATTCAAACAAGGTTGAATGGGCAACAGAGTTCCCTCACCAGGCTCTATATGGTTCTAACTCTCCTACAAAGAGTAATGAACTAGTGAATTCAGCAGTGGAAAATCAAGGCGTATTTGGTAGAGCAAATAATAGCAGTGGCGGTGCTTCTGTTAACGGTGGTAGTAACTATGGCGGTAGAAGGGCTGGAACATTCGGAAATGGTGATTTTATGAATGGAGGAGACACTGGTCGTACAACAAATGGTCAGGCTGGTGGAACTTCATATAACACCTATGGGTTTATGCACAAGGATGGCAAGGTAATGCCATATGACCAGGTTGTTTCAACTGCATTCATATGTGGTTTCTCAACGATGTCAGACGGTACTGTATCAGTTATGCGTAATGGCAGGTCTTGGAGTAATCTTTCAACTATCAACAACCATATGATGGCAAATGTTGACGGTCTTAACCTATATAACAAAGATGCAAGTGGCAATACAGTGGTTGAGGAGACCAACTATTGCTCAAACACATATAAAGGTTCTCCAAATTGCAGCATAAACGTATATCAGAACAGTATGAATGGTACAATCCATTGCTGTGTATATCTCAATAAGAATGATATATTGGAGTTATGTGCAATCCAGAGGGATTATGAGGGTCAGAAATACTCCACTTCAGCTAACTGTAGCATGACAATTGAGGCAATGTCAACCAGGAGCGAGGAATTGCTTAGGAGTGACAGTGGATGGAATTATTATTCTGCAACTGAGTTCCCAGTAAACCTTAACCTATTCAACTTCACAAACGATGAAACAAAGGTTAGTGACTGGATTTCAAGTGTACAGAAGGCTTTTAACCTGGATATTGTGCAACAGGGCAACAATATTGAGATAAACACCAACCAAGGTGTCAAGAAGGACATTGTATATGCAATAGACATCGATAACAGGGTTAACAAGGATGAATCTGATACAGAGTTCATATCATATCCTAAGTCGCTGGCTGTTAAATACAAGACAGATATCGAGGAATATGGTTTTGAGCTATCAGTTCCACAGGAGTATATCAATGATGATGACTGGTTCGAGCATGGAGATAGTGGATTTACTGTAATCCAGCTCAATGATGACTCATATGAGACCTCAAAGCAAGAGACTTCAACCAATTTCTCATATACCTGGTATATGAACTTTGAGTTCAAGCAGATTACAGACTATTTCAATAAGACTGAAGGTAATCCAAAGACAATAAGGATACCAGTTATTGAAAAATCTGAGTATATGGCAGAAGGATATGGCTATGATGATGCTATGAAGCATGACGGTTATTCATTTGCACAGAGGTTCTGGTATAGGCAGATACCATCAACAGACTATGTATGGCTGGATTCAGTGCTTAGCAATGGAACTCATGAAACAGTGTACTTGATGTATCCAAAGAACTACATTAACGACTTCAATTTGAGTTACAAGGACAATGAGAAAAGCATTGTGACAGAGTATTTCAATATCCATCCTATGCTTTCATCGAACTACGTGAAGGTTGAGGTATATCTGACACCTCAAGAGTACCAGGATTTGAAGAATGGGGCTTTAATAAAGTATGATTCAGACCTTTATTACATATCTGAGATTAGCGGATATGATGCAAGTGGAAACAATCTAACCACATTGAAGATGATTAAGAAAATCTAAGTTAAATGGAGAGAGACAATCTCTCCATTTTTATGTTTATTAAAATCGATAATTAAAAAAAACAAATATTATGGACGGAAAACGTACATATACAATACAAATCAATGGCATAAAGGAAAGTATTGATGCTGTTGAAGCGTTGAATCAGAAGCTCCAGGCACTTGACAAGAAAATCAGTGAGATGAGTTCCAAGACTGTCAACATTACCACAAGAAGTAGTGGTGGTGGAGGTGGTTCTTCAAATAATGCTTCCTTGACACAGGAGGTTGCATTGGAAAAGGAACTTAACAAACTTAAGAACGAGGGTGTGACGCTGGATGCCAAGATTGCTGCAACTCAGGAAGAGGTATACAAGAGGGTGCAAGCAACAAAGGACTTATACAAGGAGGCTGTTAATGACCAGAAGGCATTATCAGCCCAGGAGAGACTGACTGCCAACGAATACAGCAACACAATGCAGGGTATGAAAGAACACCTTGCAGACCTTAAGATGGCTATAAACACCACAGACCTTGGTGATACTGATGCCATCAGGAGGATGACAGAGGATGCAAATGAGCTGACCAATAAGCTGAAGGAAATGGAAGAGGCTTATGGGCAGTTCGGGCGCAATGTGGGCAATTATAAGAGCGCATTCGATGATTTTGGCAAGGTATCAGTAAAGATTGGCGATACGGTAAGGGAGTTCAGTTCTGTGAGAGAGGCTTCAAGACAATTGGAGCAAGGACTGAAGGCTTTGGTTATCAGTGGAAAGGAGGATACCAAGGAATTCAAGGAACTTTCTGAGGCTGTACACAAGTTTGAGATGGCTTCAAAGAGGGCTACCAGTGCTGTAAACGACCTTAAGGCTTCATCAAAGGGCATGGATGACATGCTTGATATGATGGAGTCATTTGGTGCTATACAGCAGATTGGAGGGGGCTTTTCAACGTTTTTCGGCATTGATAACTCAGCAATAGAGCAACAGATTGCGAAGCTTGTGGCTCTTGAAAATGCCATGAAGGGTATTGAGAAGATTCGTCAGCAGATTAACACTGGTGAAGGTATTGGTGGAATTTTGAAGAGTGGTTCTGATGCGGTTGATAAGTTTGTTATGAAGTTGACTGGTGCTCAAAAGCGTATGGGAATGCTTGTAACAACAACAAAGGAAGGCTCAATTGCGGTTCAGAGACTTGCGGCTGGATTAAAACTTCTTGGAGGTGCTGCCATTACTGGTGGTATAATGCTTCTTACAACAGCTCTTGGAAAGTTAATGGAAGATTTCAAGCATTGGAAAACTGGCGGTTATGAAGCTGGCACTGCAACTGAAGTTCTTAATAAGCAGCTTGAAGTATTGAATAAAAACTTTGAAGCCACTAAAAAGTATCTTAATACTATATTCTTTAAAGGTCTTATCGATAGCGAGAAACATGCTATTTTAATGACAGAATCATTGGCAGGTCATGTTTCTAGACTATTGAACGAACTTGGAAAACTTGAAAAAAGAGATTTTTCAAAACCAACTGGAAGTATTCTTGGAGGCATTAACATTGGTTATGGAAAAACCGAAGATGAAGCTTTGATGAAGGCAAACCAGAGGTTTGCTGACCTTGCAAAGAGACTTGAAAAATTCGAAACTTTTGATAAAAAAAGAGGTGCTTTCTTAAATTGGGTTAAAGACCTAACAAGTTTTGATAGTCCTATTGATAAGAACAAAAGGGAATTCCAAGATTTAGGTGAAAGTTTGGCTCAGAATCTGCTTTATGAAATGCGAGAAGCTGCACAAAAAGCTGTGCAAGAAATTGAGACTGTTGGTAAAGTTAGTGAACAAACAAAAGATAAAATTGCAAATCTTTCAGCGAGTTTGAAGTATGGTATAAACACTAATTCACTACTAGCAAACGTTGATAAGTTCTCAGAGAAAGGACAGCATTATGTAAATCAAATTAATGCTATTAAGGATGCTTTTATTGACCTTGGAAAACAAATTGGATATGTTGATTTAGACCCAGATAAGATTGTACAGCTTCAGATTGATGCAATGAAGGATGGTCTTGCAAAACAGAAAAAACAAATAGAACTCAATAGAAACAAGGAACTTGCAGATGCTGGAGGAAACGAGAAATTAATCAAGGCAATCAAAGACAAGTACAGAAGAGAGGAAATCAATGCTGAGAAGGCTCATTCGAGGGAGATGGCTGGTGTATATGCAGACCTTGCTAATCTCAGAATCCAATTGATGAGAGAGGGATGGGCAAAGCAAAAAGCAGAACTTCTCCATGAGAGGGATGAGAGAATCAGGCAGATTGTGGATAGTGAGAAACTTGTTGGTGAGAGAAGTGCAGCAGTTAGGGAACTCTACAAGAAGAAGATGATTGAAGCCGAAAGAGATTGGGCTTATGAGGTCTTGAAGGTTAACCAGGATTTGTTTAATCAGATTGAGGATATAGAGAAGCAGGCATTCTCCAGGGAGGTTTCCAATTCTGATACCAGTATTGCCAATAAGCAAGCTGAAGCAAAGGCTGAACTTTGGAGAAGCACAACATTGCCTTTCGATGACCCTAATAACATCGAGAGAAGAAGGAAATACTATGAGGAAATACTGAAGATAGACCTTGAGGCTTCCAAGAAACAGGAGAAGATTAGGCAGGAGAACCTTGACAAGCAGCTAGACTATAACAAGAAGGAAGAAGAGGAAAGACATAATCGAGTTGCAGATGCAAAGACAATTGCTCTTGTTATGGAGGAGATGGCAAAAGTCCCAGATGCTACAGACAAGGATTATGCTGAGATAGAGGCAAAGCTACAAGGTCAGCTTTACAAGATGAAGGGTGACTTGGTTGATGCTTATAATGAAGGTAAGCTGGACTTCAAGAAGTTCGTTGAATACATCGAGAAAGAGCAAAATGCACATAATGCCAATATGAACTCTCTTGAAAAGGAGTACAATGTTGAGAGCAAGGCAAACCTCAACCAAGGATTGGAAGAGAAGAAGCAGCTTTATAGCACTTACTACACTGAGGTTCTTGCAACAATCAGAACAAAACAAGATGAGGTTGCCAGGAACATACAGAAGATGCCAGTAGCAGAGAATGATTGGGATGTTGTACAGATTTCCGTAACCAAGAGAAACTACAGGAAGGCACTTGAAGAGTATGAGAAGATTGGTAAGGACATTAAGACACAGCAAACAAACCTAAAGAGAGACCTTGCACTTGGCAACATCACAGCAGAAGACTTCTTCATGAAGAACACAGAGCTTGATACAATGCAGAAGTCTATTGAAGAAGCTACCAAAGGTGTTAAGGAGAAGCAGAAGATGCTGTTTGCTGACTTCGTACAATCAATACAACCTTACATACAAGCTGTAGGACAGGCTGCAAATCAGATATTGTCCTCACTTTCTGAAATCACTCAGAACCAATATCAGGCTCAGATTGATGAACAGCAGAAGTACATTGAGAAGTATCAAGAAATGCTTGATGAACAAAAGGAAATAACTCAGAAGTATGCTGATGATGTCAATAATATAGAGGATGAGCTTAAGACAGCAAGAGGTGACAGAAGACAACAGTTGATTGACAACCTCAATGCTGAAATGGCAGCTCAGAGAGCTTCACTTGCTCAAGAGAAGAAGATTGAGAAGGAAAAGGAAAAGGCTGAAGAGAGGAAGAAGAAACTGGAACATGACCAAGCTGTTGCAAAGAAGAAGATGGACTTGGCACAAGCATACATCAATGCAGCTATGGCTGTATCTATGGCAGCAGTTAACAAGTGGCCTATACCAGCCATTCCTATGATGGCTCTCGCAGCAGCAGCAGGTGCAGCACAGATTGCAGCAGTGGCTTCACAGAACATACCTTCATATGGTGATGGTGGTGTTATCCAAGGAAAGTCTCATGCCCAGGGTGGTGTCAAGGTTCTTGGTGGAAGAGCTGAAGTAGAAGGTGGTGAGTTCATCACAAACAAGGTCACAACGTCAAGGAATGTTGAGCTTCTTGAATATGTAAACTCCAAGAAGAAGAGGATTAACCTTGATGATATGATTGAGTTCTACGGTGGCAATGTCAGGAAGTCTGTTTCATCTGCATCACCAAAGTACAAGTTTGCAGAAGGTGGAGTCATACCAACTCTGAGGACTGATATTGACATCAATGACAGGTTGGTAAACGTTATGGAAGACTATGCTAACAGACAGGTTGTTGTTTCAGTTGTTGATATAAATGACAGACAAGCTGCTGTAAGGGAGGTTGAAGTCCTAAGCGGTCTTAACAACGAGTAATTTTTGTCATAATTCTTAAATATTTAATCTAGATTGATGGGGTTTGCTTGTGATAAGTAGACCCCATTTTATGTTTAATAAAAATGAGAAAGATGGAAACTTGGAAAGATATCACGGTAAAGGAAAAATGGCAGATAATTAACGGCACTGTATGCGTATTTTCTGCAATAATCTTGTATTTTGTAGCATTTTTGGTGACTTTATCAATTGGATTTGATATTATCAGTGGTGGTGCTACCCTATTGGCAACAGGCTTGGCATTTTTCGGTATTACAAGCTACATAAAGAACCAGATGATGGAGTTTGAGACAAGGGTTAACAAGAAAATGAGGGAATTGGAAGACATTGAGCAAGAGCGAAAGTATGAAAAATAATGTGTTAATATACGTTGTTTTGGTACTTCTGTCACTGTTTATACTTGGTGGTATGATATGGTGTGTTAATGAGTATCCAAAAAAGGTTGTAAAAACTGATACCATCATAAAATCAGATACAATTTGGAAGGACACAGTGATAAAAGAGAAGGAACTTGTGCCAAAATATGTGAAGATTTTAAAACGAGATACTGTATATAAGAAAGACAGTTCTGAAATTGTGCTTGAAAGAACCTCAGAAACCTATCAGAAATCGCTTGTGAGCGCAAAAGACACAGCAGACCTTACATTATACGTCAGTGGTATCGAAACGAGCCTGGACAGCCTTAAAATGAGACTAAAGACACACACTGAAGTCAAGACAGTCGAGGTGACAAAGTACATCCAGAAGAAGAAAAGGCTTGGCATTGGTGTTGGCGTGGGATACGGCTATGGACTGAGAAATA